CTATAAGCACCTCGTCGAAACGTATATACTTTGATTATATAAATATAAAGTGGATATGTAAAGCTGATTAAAAATATTGATTATTTTAAAAATTTTAATATTTTTACCCACATTTCGACGAAAAAAGAACTTCTCTGTTAATGGAGGGCGGAATCAGGAGCCAGTCGTAGAAAGGAAAGACTATGAGTGGCTATGAATTCGATCCAGGTGATAAAAAAGGGAGTTTAAGGGACAGATTCGACTTTTATTGCAAGGAGGTTATCTATCATGCGGCGCATAACTTAGTGTATAAGCAGACACAATACCTTATCCACCAGTTCACTAATGATGAGACGGATTTGGAAGAAATGCTGCATGAGGATGACCATGTAAATATATTTGGGATAAAACTGTCCGTCAGGGGGAAGGAGGTCTTTGTTCGTGATGAAGAACTGGCAAAGATGCTGATGAAGCTTCAAGCGAGGAAGAGAGAAATACTTCTCATGAATTATATGCTGGATATGACCCTTGAAGAGATTGCGGAGGAGTTGGGACTTAAGTATGAGACAGTAAAATCAACGAAGTCCAAAGCAATCAGAGAAATTAGGAAAGGAGCGGTCAGAAAAAATGAAAAAGCGTAAATATACTCCGCCGGAAGCAGACCTGATCAGGGAAGCCATAGCCGGTGACATTGATGCGTTATTTCACATGAGAGAGCATTATGAAAAACTTATGCGGTACAAACTGAATAAGGAAATCATGGTTATGGTCGAGAAATACGAACTTGATCCCGAATGGTTTGGTTTCGACGATCTTTTAGGAGATATGGGCATTATATTTGATAATGCTGTAATGAGTTTTAGGGAATAATCATTTTTTATAACGATAACTCCTGATTCCTGTCGCCTTCATTTTAATTTGTCATTCTCATAAGGTACATAAGCTAAAAAGCGGTGTAGCAGCTGCAGGTGTCACTTATGTATCTTTCGGACTGACAAGTCCGGCATAGGAATTGCCACCATAGGGGTGGTGTTGATCTTTGAAAAATGAATATGGTTATACTTTGCAGAACAACCGGAGCGTTGAGCCAAACAGTAAGTACGCCATGATGCAGTCCGAAATATAAGGAAGAAAAACGGATTTCTTATAGGACAGCGGAGCGTCGTCTATGTTGCTGAAAATGGGATTGGGGATCCTATGGCGATGATGCGTTCCTTAGTTAAAGTTACTTCCCCGAAGAGTGGGGGCTGTCGAAGCTGGTGGAATTCCAATGTGATCTGTACCCAGGATCACTGCAAAGTATTTTTTTAAGAAAAGGTTTGTCGGTCAATAAAAGCGCATTTGCGAAAGAGAATTTGAGTTTTAGGGGATAAGTGCGCCTTTATTGGCTGATTAGCCATGAAATAATATAGCGAGAGGAGCATAAGCCTATGGCAAAACGAAAAGACGTCGAGGAGCTTGTTAAATGCGAGTTCCATGACACGGTATTCTATGTGTCAAATGAGGTTCTTGCTGAGGTCCTTCTGAAAATGCCGTTTAAGGGGAGAAACTATTATCGGTATCCGGAAGCGGCAGAACTGTATGGAATCAGCGAGGGTAAGATGAAATTACTATCCAAGGAAGCTGATGCAACGAGAAAACCGGACGGGGTGGCACTTGTTAATATCCATGTAATGGATCAGTTTATCGAGGACTGTCATTAGATCATACGGCTGTTAGGAAAGATTTATATTGATTCGGACAAGTAGGGACAATATAATGAGCTTGACCGTAGCAAACAATGATTTTGCAAAATCTCTTTCCTAATCGGCCTATGAACGGAGGATGAGAAAATGGCAGGTAATGGAATTGATGAACTGGTCAGATGCGAGTTCAATAATGAGGTGTTTTATATCTCAAATGAGGTCTTATCAGAGGTACTTTTAAGGATGCATTTCCGCGGAAGACATTTGTTCAGGTATAAAGAGGCTGCCGCTTTGTACGGTATCAGCGAAGGCAAAATGAAGATTCTGGCAAAAAAAGCTGATGCAGTAAGAAAGACGGATGGTGTTGCGCTTGTTGATATTCGTGTCATGGATCAGTATATCGACGATATGGTATAAGAGATTTTGCGTGGCAGAAAGTCCTTGACATTGTGACGGACAGAAATTATAATGGTACATAGCTGAAAGGAGGTGCGCTGATTTGGCAAAGATGGGCAGGCCGAAAATCGAAAAGCCGAAGGCTAACAAGATTTCGATCCGTTTCACGGACGAAGAGTACGAACAGCTGAAGAAGCGTGCAGACCAAAGCGGACAGACCATAACAGAGATCATACGTCAGGGTGTAAGGATAGCTATTGGCGCCAAGGCGTAATTTTGCAAAATGCTCTTTCCTATCTCGATCAGAAAGGAAAGAAGAATGGCAAAAGCAAGAAAAGACTCAAAAGGGAGGGTATTGCATAAGGGAGAGAGTTACGAGAAGGACAGGAATCTCTACCGCTATACATATACCGATCAGTTTGGGAATCGGAAGAGTATTTATTCCAAGGATTTGCATGAACTGAGAGATAGGGAAAAGCGGATAGAGAAGGATAAGCTGGACGGACTTGATATATATGCCCAGGGTCATGCTGATGTAAACTTTGTCTTTGATCGTTATATCTCGACTAAGACCGGACTTCGTGGAACCACGATGTCGAATTATGTATATACCTACGACCGCTATGTAAGAAATGGCTTCGGCAAGAAGAAAGTGGGGGATGTTAAGTTCTCCGATGTATTGCTCTTTTACAACGCTTTGATAGGAAGAGGATTAAGCGTAAACACGGTGGATTCGGTCCATTCGGTGCTTCATCCGACATTTCAGCTCGCAGTCCGTGACGATATCATCCGACATAATCCAACGGACGGAGTAATGGCAGAGCTTAAGAAGAAGCTTGGTAAGACAGAGATGCGACATGCATTGACGTTTGAGGAAGAGCAGGCCTTTCTTGAGTTTATTGAGCAGCCGGAGTATGTAAGGTGGAAGCCCCTGTTCGTAGTAATGTTTGGTACAGGGTGCAGAGTTGGAGAAATCATTGGTCTCAGATGGAAGGACGTTGATTTTGATAAGAATGAGATCAGCGTAAACCACAGTATTTCATACTATCCGAGATCTGATAACTCGTTCAAGTGTGAGTTTGAGGTTTCTGAACCGAAGACTGAGGCAGGTATAAGAACGATACCTATGCTGGGCAAGGTGCAGGATGCACTGAAACTTGAAAAAGAGAATCAGAAAAAGTACGGCTATAAAAATGTAGTCGAGCTTGGAGGCATGAGTGGTTTTATCTTCTGTAACCGCTTTGGAAATCTGCACAACCCTGCAGGAATCAACAAAGCCATTAAGAGAATTGTTGATGATCATAATTGCAGGGAGGAAGTTAAAGCGGCAAAAGAGCATAGAGATCCGTTGATGATTCCACGCTTCAGCTGCCACATTACAAGGCACACGTTTTGTTCGAGGCTTTGCGAGAATGAAACAAATGTAAAAGTAATACAGTCCGTTATGGGGCATAAGGACATCCAGACAACCCTGGATATCTATGCCGAAGTATCGGAAAAGAAGAAGCAGGATGAATTTAAGAAGTTAAACGATAACGATGTGATTTAGGAAGAGTCCTTGATGGATGATTCCGGTACAGAGGTATCGTAAACCATAAAGCTCTTAAAAATCTTCCGATTAACACATCAGTAACACAAATTTACATACGGATCATTGTAAATCAGTGCGAATCGGAAAAAATGAGGGATTACAAATACCGATTATTGCAGGTTATTGCGAATTATGAGGTAGCGTCAAATATTCCCCACGCTGAAGAGTAATAACTGATACATGGATTCATTGAACATCAAAGAAAACCATAGCGATACAATATAATCCAATCAGTACACGGGAGTACAACGAACCTGTTGGACATCCATGGACTTCTATGAGCGTGTATGGATTTTTACCTTAAAATTTCAGTGTCCTCTATGGATTGTAAAAGTGTTGTCATGAATGGTAGATTTACGACCATTTATGAATGTTTCATGGAATCAACCGGTTCACGCAATATCTTGACAATTTAAATTGGTTAATATTTAGCCAGGTATTTTCTAGCAATAGAGAATACCTGGCTTTTTTAATTTCCAAGGCTTCTTAGTAACGATGCGTCTCTTTATGGATTACAGGAGGAAGCAAATGAAAAAGAACAACTCACCGCCGGTGAACCTTGACCAGTATTTAAAAGGAAGCGGTCACAGGTTCTGCAGTTATTTTGAAGGTGCAAGGAAATATACTCTTCCATATGGGACCTTCCGCTTACTGGCAATCAAAGCCGGTGCAACATTCAAGCTGAGAAAGACAGCTCTTGTAGATCTGGACAAGCTTGATGCTTATATAGAAGCCAATTGTTTATATGATGAAATAACCGAAGGAGAAACAGATATGCCAAGAGGAAGAAAAAAGATAGAAGACATAGATGAACTTATAAAGAGCGGTCAGAAGAAATATGTACGGTATGCAGAAGGAGCAGAACTTTATTCCATGGGAAGACATACCTTTGAAAAACTGGCAAAGGATGCAAATGCAGTAAGAAGAGTTAAGGGCATCATCCTTGTGAATATCGAAAAGGTAAATGCTTTTATAGAGTCATTTGATGAAGAGGGGGGAATGTAAAATGTGTAAGGTGATTTCTGTAGCTAATCAGAAAGGCGGTGTCGGAAAAACCGTTACCTGTGTGAATTTAGGGGTAGGCCTTGCCAGGGAAGGCTATAAAGTCTTGATGATCGACGCAGATCCCCAAGGTTCGCTTACCATCAGTCTCGGTTGTGATGAACCGGACAGGCTTGAGTATTCTCTTGCTACTGCCATGATAAATATTATAAAAGATGAGGACATTGATGTCACCTATGGGCTTATACATCATAAAGAAGGCGTAGACATACTTCCGGGAAATATTGAGTTATCCAGTCTGGAGATCACTCTTACCGGCGTGATCAGTAGAGAGACTATTTTGAAATCATACGTTAACAAGGCAAGAGAACTATACGACTATATCATCATTGACTGTATGCCTTCATTAGGGATGATGACCATCAACGCTTTGGCATGCGCTGATTCAGTTCTGATTCCGGTACAGGCTGCCTATCTTCCGGTTAAAGGTCTTCAGCAACTGATAAAGACCATTGGACGTGTAAAGAAGCAGCTAAACCCTCATTTGGAAATTGAGGGAATACTGATAACTATGGTCGATAACAGGACAAACTATGCAAAAGACATAGCACAACAGGTCTATGATGTTTATTCCTCCAGCATCAATGTTTTTCACATTGAAATACCTTTATCAGTCAGAGCTGCAGAAATAAGTGCATCTGGAAGCAGTCTATATGTTTATGATCCTAAGGGGAAGGCAGCATTTGCATACAGTGCACTGATTCAGGAGGTAATAAGCCATGCCATGTAGAGTTGGAAAAAAGGTAAAGCTGGCTAGTGTAGATGAACTGCTGGGCGTACCAAGTGTTGAAGGTACTGTAGATCTTGATGTGATGACAATATATCCCTTTGAGAATCATCCTTTCAGAGTGGTGGATGATGAAGACATGGATGAGCTCGTTGATAGCATCAAAGAAAATGGTGTTTTGACTCCGGTTCTGGTCAGACCGGATGATGAAGGCACCTATGAAATGATTTCAGGTCACAGAAGACTACATGCTGCAAAAAGAGCCGGACTCAGAAAGATACCGGCAATTATCAAAGAAATGACCAATGATGATGCAACTATCGCAATGGTAGATGCCAATATGCAGCGGGAAGAGATACTTCCCAGTGAAAGGGCATTTTCTTTGAAAATGAAAATGGATGCAATGAATCATAGGGGAAGCCGCTCAGATTTAACTTTGTCTACTAAAGAGACAAAGTTGCATTCAGCAGAAGCAGTTGGAGAAACTGTGGGGTTAAAGCGTGCCCAGGTTCATAGGTACATCAGACTGGTTTATCTGATACCAAAGCTTCTCGATATGGTTGATGCAGGGAGACTTGCTATAAATGTAGCTCAGGAAATTTCTTATCTTAACAATAACTACCAGCAATGGATCTACGAGTATATCTATGAGAATGGAATGATAAAACAGGAACAGCTCATGGCCTTAAGACAATACAGGGAGGATGATTCCCTGACGCAAGAACAGCTTATTGACATACTTATAGAGAGCAGAGCAACACCACAGGTCAGGAAACATATCACATTTTCAGAGAGGAAACTAAATAAGTACTTCCCGGCTTACTACTCACAGACAGAGATTGAGAAGATCATGACAGAACTACTGGAACAATGGAAGAAATCACAAAAAGGTGGGGATCAATGATATGATGGATTATTTTTATGGAAATCAGATAAAACAGTTCACATCAATAGAAATACCGAAGGAGCTTCTTACTGGAAACAGGTTTTCAATGCTTTCTCCTTCTTCAAAGATGCTGTATGCGATTATGCTGGACAGAATGAAGCAGGCTTCAGGGAATAAATGGATAGATGAAGAAAGGCGGATTTACAATCCTGTATCCATTAAGTCTGATTCAGAAAGATATCAGGTTTTCAAGGCATACCATAATCGCATGTTTGGCAGAGCTGGAAGATATCGGACTCATATCAAGGATACAGATCAAAGGAAAGGCCAGCAGGATATATGTCAAAAATTTCAATGAGCAGAGAGTCCTGAGGAGTGTCGGGTAGTGCAGAAACTGCACCACCTAAGCTCATAGAGAAGTATGAAAGCTCATTGGAGGGAGGGAAACAGATTGAACGATAAAATCATTTTCGACTATTTTACGGATCAGGAAGCTGATATCCTCACATTTTATAGAATTCCCAAGTTGCTTTTCACCAATGATTTTTTCAAAGAATTATGTGTAGAATCCAAGGTTTTATATGGTCTTATGCTAGACAGGATGTCCTTATCTATAAAAAACAAGTGGTTTGATTCCGAGAATCGGGCATATATCTACTTTTCACAGCAGGATGCCATGGAAATGCTCAACTGTAAGGAAAACAAGGCCGGAAACATGTTTAAAGAGCTGGAAGCTATCGGTCTGATAGAAAGAAAAAGGCAGGGGCAGGGAAAACCTGCAATAATCTACCTGAAGAATTTCGTTCAGGCAGAGAAGACTCAGACATGGGAAAAATCAATGTCTAATGAAACTATGACTGTTTCAGACATGGGAAAAACCAATGTCAAGACCTTTTAAAAACCAATGTCAAGAGATGGGAAAAATCAAAGTCCAGACATGGGTAAAACCAATGCTAATTATAATAATACAAATAACAATAATATAAACATATCTAATCAGCTCTTATCGGATGATAAGGATATGAATGAAGAGTATGCGGTATATGCCAGGAAGATCAGAGAGAATGTTGAACTGGAGGCATTGAAAGAGAGTTATCCTCATGACACAGATATAATTGACGGTATGTATGACTTAATCCTTGAGATAGTACTTTGCAGAGGAAAGTCCGTATGGATTTCAAAAAACGAATATCCGGCGGAGCTTGTTAAATCAAAGTTCCTGAAACTTAACTATGGTCATCTGGAATATGTGATGGAGTGCCTTAAGAACAATACGACAAAGATAAGGAACATAAAATCCTATATACTTTCAACACTTTTCAATGCACCTGCAACCATGGGAAGTTATTACAGAGCTGAAGTGAATTATTACATGTATGGAAGGTATGAAGAAATCAGAAAAGCTAATTGACACTGTTGCACAACACTCATATAATTAAATCATAGATGGTTGTATAACACTCATAGGAGGGATGATATGCCAAGAATCAATTTATCTGTCAGTCAGGAACTTTATGACAGGCTGAAGCAGGAAGCAGATAGCAGGTATTTAAGTGTGAATTCTCTGGTGGTCAGTGAGCTGGAGAAAACATTTATGACTGAACACAGCTTTGATTACAGCATTGCCATGGAGTCTTTAAAAAATGAATCAGAGCAGATGGATGTAGAGTTTACACTTTCAGATCTTCCAACATTTAAAAATGTAGACAAGATCATCATCGAGAAAAATATCAAAGAATCACCAGCTTCTATCAGGGCACGTCTTGGAAAGATATATAACGAGGCAGTACGTAACGGACAGATTGCCGGTGTGGACAGAGCAATTATAGAAAAGAACGGATCTCAGGAGTATAAATTCATATCCAGAGCGGCAGTTTATGTAAACAAATTAAGTAAACATAAAGGAGGTTTGAAATGAAGTATGAAAGTCAAAAGTGGCTTGATTATGCCGATAGTATACCAATCACTGATAACGACGGAAAAAAAGCTTTTGAACTTGTCCGTGAGTCAAAAGGATTGTTTCTGTATGTAAAGTGTTCGGATAACAGGCACAAAAAACAATATCGGAAGATCTGCATGAGCGATGCTTTATATCAGATGTTTATTAATATGACAGACGCAGAACGTAAAATTTATCTTCAAGCCTGCATGCGGGCAAGTTAATAATTTAATACCGAGCTTTGTTCCGTTACTAAACGAGGACGCGATGCCGGAGTTGATTCTTTCACGGGTAGTGGAGGAATGGACTCCGGCTTTTTATATATCTGGACTTTTTAAGGAGGTGAGGCCTATTGTAACCGGAGAGACAACTTACCAGGACTTAATCGGAATGTTTGGATCGGATTACGAAATGCCGCCAGAAGCGGATTTTACAAAAGGAGATGAGTACGAATATCGTTGTTCATACTTTCCGAAATGTCCGACTGGTGCCAAATGCTTTGTAGTATCGACACCGGAACCACTGCAGGAAAAGGATGTACTGAACGTATCCTGCCGTCTTATGGGTAAAAAAATACCTGTTTATGCAGGTAAGGCAATAAGAAGAGTAAAAAAATAAAATAACCGAGTCACTCGTAAAGCCACTTAGATGCGCATTACAGGACTCAGAGCCACGAGGAATATAGCTCGTGCTTTGATTTCTGGGATGTGATCTAAGTGGCTTTTTTTATCCGCCGTAACTGATCACTCCGGCGGCGGTCGGGCAACGACCTTAACTGCCTTCGATGTGAAGCTCTGCTCCAAAGTACACGGGGCACTACGCGAAAGCGTGCTGCTTCAGGGTGGATCATCGGACATTAAAAAACAGTCAAGTGAAGCAGCTGACCATAGCCGAAACGGAGGTTTCAGTTATGGCAGCACAGAACGAAGATTCTAAGAACAATGTAGTAAAGACTGTTCGTACCAGTGAGTACGACGGAAACCGTGGTTCCTACATGGATGCTGATGGCAACTATGTTTATACCACATGGGAAAAGAGAGGTAAGAAGTGGGTTGAAGTGCCGGTGTGCACCATTCCTCTTGGAGAAAACGGAGAGAATGCAGAATGGATCATTATGCTTGACCATGCTGATCACGAAGTGGATCTTCAGAATCGCTATCAGGATGAAAATGCGGATTATGAATTTTCCAACCGTGTGAACAACAAAAAGGCCGGGGAAGATGAGGATATGTCTGATACGGATGCCTGGGCAATGATCGCAGATCCGAAAGCAGATATTTTTGAAACTTTGTTTCCAGAGGAAGAGGAAGTTAAACCTGAAATTCAGCAGTTAGAGGATTTTATGAAGCTGCTGACAGAGGATCAGATCAACCTGATCTACGAACATTTCGGTGCCAGAAAGACATTGAAGCAGATCTGTGACGAAGGGAATGCTGCAAACGGCACCGATAAGTCTCCCCAATCTGTCGGGAATCGAAAGAAAAAGATTCTGGATCGCCTGAAGAAGCTTTTTGAAAAGGCGGAGCAGTAAGGAGCAGGGACGGCAGGGGGTTGTTTATTTCGGCTTGTAGTAGAGGAAGAAACAACCTCCGGGCTTAGTCCCGTACATGACAGATTGGAGGAATGATGATGAAACACAAAGTATGTATCAGCATAGCTGAGAAAAACGGCACTAAGACAGAACTCCTGAAAGGCAGAAGGCTTATGCTTACGGTGAGGTTGCTGAAATTATTATTTGGCGATTTCTGCGAGGTATTTGTTCTGACTCCGGGAGAGACTGTTTCCAGCGTGGAGATTAAAGAACTGCGAAAGGGAGGTGCCGGGTATGACGCTTGATGAAGTAAAGTTGCTGATGCCGATAAAGGCTAATCCTTACGAGCATCAGGTCAAGGCGTTTGGTTTTGTATGCGGATTATTCGGTATCTTCAATGCACCGTTCTACAGCAGGGGAGCCGCACTTTTGATGGAGATTGGGTGCGGAAAAACTATCACAGCTATCGAGATCACTGGATGCCTTTATCAATTTGAAAAAGTAAGCAGCGTTTTGATTGTGGCACCTTTAAGTATTCTCGGAGTCTGGGAAGAAGAGTTTGAACATTTTTCGGCATTCCCGTTTTCACTTATAGTTCTTAAGGGAAGTATGGCTAAGAAGCGGGAGCAGTTGGAAGAAATATCGGACAAGGGGCTTCAGATCGTGGTAGTAAATTATGAATCGGCATGGAGGCTTGAAAAAGAACTTAAAAACTTTGATGCAGATCTGATCATCGCAGACGAAGGACACAAGATCAAATCTGCCCAGACGGCAGCAGGTAAATGTATGCACGCCTTGGGAGACAGGGCGAGGTACAAACTGCTTTTGACCGGAACCTTGATTACTAATAAGGAAATTGATGTTTTTTCACAGTATCGCTTTATAAACAGCAAAATATTTGGCACAAGCTTTTATGCGTTCAGAAATCGATATTTTGACATGCTTGGATATGGCAACCATACGCCGGTGTTCCGCAAATATCTGAGAGAAGATTTCCTGAAAAAGATGCATTCCGTGGTATACAGAGTAACAAAGGCAGAATGTCTTGATCTTCCGGATATTACCGAAGAAGTGAGAACCGTTGAGTTAGAACCCAGGGCTATGAAGCTATATACGAATCTGGAAAAAGAATCCTATACCCAGATGGCAGGTTCTGAAGTAAGCGCGGTAAATGTTTTAACAAGATTGCTTCGATTATCTCAGATTACCGGCGGACACCTGACTGATGACGAAGGCGATGACAATGCCGTTAGTACGGCAAAATTGGATGCGCTTTCGGATATTCTGGATGCCGCTATGGATGAGGGGAAAAAACTTGTGGTTATGGCAAGGTTCATTCCGGAATTAAACGATATACAGGAATTGTTGGAGAAAAAGGGCATAGGCTATTCATTGATCAGAGGTGGCGTAAAAGATCGTGCTGAAGAGATACGCCGATTTCAGGAAGATGAGGATTGCAAGGTGTTTGTAGGACAGATAGCGGCGGCAGGATTAGGGATTACTTTGACAGCTGCTTCGACAATGGTGTTCTACAGCCTGGATTATTCCATGTCTAATTTCGAGCAGGCGAAAGCCCGCATCCATAGAGTATCTCAGAAAGAGAACTGTCTGTATATCTATCTGGTTGCGAAGAATACGGTAGACCGTAAGGTGCTCAGATCTCTTCGAGAGAAACGAGATCTGGCAAAGCTTTTGGTTGATGATTACAGGAAAGGCAAGAATCCGTTTAAGGATTGAAATGCGCTGCTATGAGCCGGAAAAGACAGGGGGTTGTTTTTTTCGGATTGTAGTAGAAGGAGGTGAAAAGCACCATGACAAATCAGGAAATATTTGAATTGGCTGACAAACTCAAAGCAGCCAAAAACCGCAAGAAGGAGCTTGATGCTCAGGTCAAAGAGGTGACCGCAGAGATTGATGAGCTTGACCTTGCATTATCCGATGCTATGGCAGAGGCAGAGCTGGATCGGTTCAGCAGGAATGGAAATACATTCTACTTAAACACAAGGCTTTTTGCTTCATCGGCAGCAGGTCGCAAGGATGAGCTGATGCAGGCCTTAAAAGATCAGGGTTACGGCTCCATTGTAGTAGAAACCGTGAATGCGAACACACTGGCATCCTTTGTAAAGGAACAGATGGCAGAGCACGGTGAAGAACTTCCGGACTGGCTTTCCGAGGTGGTAAGTACCTATGAGAAGGTTTCCGTGGGAGTACGCAAAGGTTAATAGACAGGGAGGATCGGAAAAATGTCAGAAGAAAAAAAGAACAAAGCTACAGAAGTGGCAGTTACAAGTGGTTTTGCAGCTCTTGCAAATGCAGGGGTGCTGAATGATGCGACAGAGGATCTTGCAGGGCTTGATCTTACTTTCGACAGGATAAAGATTCCTGCCGGTGGGTCAACGGCTTTCGAGATCCCGGACGGTGACAGTGAAGAAGTGAATATGGTTAAGGAGATTGTTGGAGTGATCTTACTTCATCATCCTGCCTACGCTTATTACAAGGAAAAGTATACAGGTGGATTGAATCCGCCTGACTGTGGTTCCTTTGACGGCGTGAACGGTACAGGTAATCCTGGCGGTGCTTGTGCTACCTGTCCTTTGAACCAGTTCGGTTCCGGGGATGGTCAGAGCAAAGCTTGTAAGAACCGCCGCATGATCTATGTGCTGATGGAGGGTGAGCTTTTCCCGATGGTACTTTCACTTCCTACGGGATCGCTGAAGGAATTTACCAAGTATCTGAAGAGACAGCTTTCCAAGGGGCGTAAGCTTAATCAGAAGCTGGTACGGGATAAGATGATCGCAAGCGAGACCAAGATGAATCAGATCAACGATGCGGAACATCAGTGGAGACTGCTTGTTCGTAAGGAAATCAGGGAGCTTAATTCCAATCCCTATATCCTGAATCTGAAAAACGGTCTTTACAATGTTTTGGAAGATACGCTTACAGAGCATACGGCAGAGTATTATTCTACGATACAGCTGAATGTAAGCTATGATCCGGGAGCTGATTGTCCGAGGTTCAAGCAGTTTTTGGAAGAATCGATGGGCGGCGATATGGGTCAGGTCAAGCTGATACAGGAAATGCTGGGATACTTTCTTATTCCGGTAAATCTGGCTCAGAAGTGCTTTGTTATTTTTGGTGCAGGTGGCGGGGCAAGTCAAAATTGCTCATGGTACTGAATGAGCTGCTTTTGGGGAAGGAAAATGTGTCCAATGTATCCTGGCAGGCGTTAAATGAACGTTTTAAGACAGCAGAGCTTTTCGGAAAGCTGGCAAATATCTTTGCGGATCTTCCGACGAAGAATATTGATGATAACGACATTTTTAAGGCTCTTGTCGGTGAAGATTACCTGACCGTTGAGAAAAAGAACCGTGATCCGTTCTCGTTTCAGTCAAATGCGAGGCTGCTCTTTTCCTGCAATAGCATTCCTAAGAATTACGGTGACAGGTCGGATGGTTTTTACAGAAGACTGATCATTATCCGTTTTAATCATGCAGTGCCTCAGGAAAAGAAGGATCCGAACCTGCTTGATAAGTTCAGGGTTGAGGCAGATGGTATTTTTCTCTTTGCGCTGGAAGGTTTACGCCGCTTGATGGCTAACCATTATGTTTTTTCAGAGACCGATATCAACAGGGAAGAGCTGCAGCAGTATCGCGAGGAAAGTGACAGCGTGCTGTCCTTTGTCAAGGAAGATTGCGAGCTTGGAGATGGTTACGAGGTCGGTTCAACACAGCTTTACAATGCATACAAGGCTTACTGCGAAGAATGTGGATTGAAGCCCTTTTCACAGAAACAGTTTGTATCACAGATCGTTGCAGCAAATGACGGAGTTACAAGGAGCGTGGATAAAGTTGGCAAAAAGAGGACGCTTGCAGGAATCAAGCTGGGTGAGATCCTGGATTAAAGTTCCATTGAATTTGGTTTTTGACACATTGACACATTTTGACACCAAAATCCTATCTTCCCAATATATGTGCGTGGAAATAATGCCATATTAAGAGATATGCAGGATTTTTGAAAAATGTTCCTTAAAAATGGAAATCAAGTGTCAAATGTGTCAGAAGCCTTGAAAAACAAGGAGACGATTTGACAGATGAAGGAATCGGATATTGTAAGAGCAATTCTGAAGTACTTAAAAACCGTGCCGGGATGTTTTGCTTGGAAAGAGCATGGCGGAATGTACGGTACCGCCGGAATCCCCGATATTATCTGTTGCCTTCATGGCAGATTTTACGGGTTTGAAGTTAAGACCGAGGATGGAGAGCCTACCAAGTTACAGGAGGCTACAATCAGAAAAATCCAAAATGCCGGGGACACTGCCTTGGTGGTGAGGTCCGTGGATGAGGTGCGAGCCGTGATAGACGGTTCCCTGCAATGAACATAGCACACTGAATCAGAAAACAATGCTTCAATGCATCGATGCCGCAAAGGATATAACAATAAACCTTTTGATGGAGGTATCGACAATGAAGATTAAAGAATACTTGATGCAGGCATACAGAATTGACCAGAGAATCAATTCCAAACTGGAACAGATCGGTGCCCTGCATGATCTGGCAACAAAAGCAACGGTTACATTTTCAGATATGCCGCGCAATCCCAATAAGGGAAAGTCCAAGATCGAAGATGCCATTATTAAGATTATGGAGTTGGAAGATGAAATCAATCACGATATTGACAAGCTGGTTGATCTGAAAGCTGACATTACCCACCTGATCAAGATGATGGATAGTCATGAGCATCAGATCATATTGGAGCAGCGTTACCTTTGCTTCAAGTCATGGGAGCAGATAGCCGTGGATATGGGCTACAGTATGCAGCACACTTTTCGCCTGCATGATAAGGCGTTAAGGGAACTTTCCAAATTTTATAAAGTGGAGAGTTAATGTGATAGAATGAGATATCGTTCCTATGATATAGTTATAATGGCGATAGTGAATATGATGAGAGCCCGGAAGGAGAGATCCTTGCCGGGCTTTTATATTGGAGATGATGAATATGTCAATGAGACCCAAAAGGCCGTGCTCATATCCGGGCTGTCCGAACCTTACTGACGGTCGTTACTGTCCGGAGCATCAGCAGAAGGTGAACAGTAATTATGAGAAGTACGGCAGAGATAAGTCTACGAAGAAGAGATACGGTCGTGCATGGAAGAGAATCCGTGAGAAGTATGCTGCGGAGCATCCCTTTTGTGAGTTGTGTTTTGAACGTGGAATTATCGTGCCGACTGAAGAGATCCATCACAAGCTACCTTTGAGTGAAGGTGGCACGCACGATCGCAGTAACGTGATCGCGCTGTGCAAGTCGTGTCACTCAACCATACACGCGAAGAGAGGGGACTACTGGGGAAACCATCACGGGTAGGGGCGGGTGAAATCTCTACAGGTATGGCTCCCAGGGAACGGCGCGGGGGGCATGCGTGCAAAATCGCGAAACGAAAAGTGAAATTCGAACTAAAGAGAATTTACCTCTGAGGTAAACAAACATCTTGACTGATTAAGATATCTGTGCTATCATGGATTTACCTCAAAGGTAAATCCGAAAGAGAGGTGATGGTTTGGATATCACGTACAAGAACAACAAAATCAAAAAGGTTTGTACGGATGCCAAAACTGCAGAGAGAACCTACGGTAGGGAAATGGCCGAAAAAATACATCAGCGTATAGATGAAATTGGTGCAGCAGATACTGTTGAGATGATGATACAGTTCCATATCGGACGATGTCATCCACTTACGCAGAATAGAAAAGGGCAATACGCGGTGGATTTGGTTCATCCGTACAGATTGGTATTCAAGAAGAATGGCGACGAGATTCAAATAGCAAACATTTTGGAAATAGTCGATTATCATTAGAGGTCAAGATGACAAGTCAAGGAGGTAGCACTATGGTGAGAAGTCGCAGTTATATTGCAACGCCACCTGGGGCGACAATTAAAGAGCAGTTGAATGACAGAGGCATGAGCCAGAAGGAGTTTGCAGCCAGGATGGATATGTCTGAAAAGCATATCAGCAAGCTCATTAACGGTGAGGTGCAGCTTACACCGGAGACCGCGGTTAGATTAGAAATGGTTTTAGGTGTACCGGCAAAGTTTTGGAATAATCTTGAGGCGATATACAGAGAGAAGATCATAAAGGCTGAAGCAGAAAATGCAATGGATGCTGATGCTGAAATGGCCAAACAATTTCCTTATAGCGAGATGGCAAAGTTTGGATGGGTTCCGGAGACTAGAGAAGCGAAGGAGAAGGTTGTCAATCTGAGGAAATACTTTGAGGTTGTTGAACTTTCACTTCTTGGGAGTGAGCAGATTACGAGAATTGCCTGCAGACGTCTGGCAATAACAGAAAAAAGTGATCTGGCATTAATGGCATGGGCACAGGAGGCAAAGATTAAGGCGCGTGGTATCCAAACCGCTCCGATCAATATCAAAGGTTTGATTTCTACTATGCCAGAGATAAGAAAAATGACAGTTCTTAAACCTAAGGAATTCTGTCCTCAGATCAAGAAATGTCTTGCGGATTGTGGAATAGCTTTAGTATTTCTGCCGCACCTTAAAGGTTCATTCCTCCAGGGGGCTTCTTTTATGGACGGGAAAAAGATTGTTGTAGGGCTTACTGCCAGAGGTAAGGATGCTGACAAGTTTTGGTTCAGCCTGTTCCATGAACTTGCGCACATCGCTCTTGGTCATGTAGGGCAGCCTAATGGTACATCTGAAGATGATGAGAAAGCAGCGGACAAATGGTCTGGTGATACACTTATTTCATCTGATGATTTTGAAGCTTTCAGAGAGGAAAGGGATTATTCAGAGAGAAGAGTACTCCAATTTGCAAAAGCTCAAGGAATTGCTCCGGGGATAGTAGTCGGGAGAATGCAGCTGGAAGGAATGATCAAGTACAGTATGTTGAATAATTTGAAAGAGCAATATAAAATAGCTGTATAAAGGATATATTCAAAAAATCTTTTGAAGGATCATGTGAAGAGCATGGTCCTTTTATTATGCAAAGCAGAAGGAAGGAGGGCGATGCTCTATGGCTGGAAGAAAGCCAAAGCCTACAGCAGTGAAAAAGCTGGAAGGCAATCCGGGAAAGAGAAAACTGAACACAAAAGAACCGAATCCGGGTAAGGGAATGCCCGAGTGCCCTGCATGGTTATTACCGGAAGCTAAGATAGAATGGATCCGGTTATCGGAAAAACTGAACCAGATGGGAGTGTTGACGGAGATCGACCGGTCTGCATTTGCAGCCTATTGTCAGTCCTATGCCAGATGAAAAGAGGCTCATGAGCATATTATTACCAGGTGCTAAGTGCAGAGGTCGGTGGTAAGCATGGATTTTCAGTCAGTGGATTGGTGTTTGATGAGATTCATACGCAGCCGAACAGACAGCTGTATGACGTTTTGACAAAGGGATCGTCGGATGCCAGACATAATCCGTTGCATTTTATTATCACTACGGCGGGAACGGACAGACATTCCATCGCCTATGAGCTTCATACGAAAGCGGTGGATATTCTGGAAGGCCGGCGTGTGAATCCGACCTTCTATCCGGTGGTCTATGGACTGAAGGATGATGAGGACTGGGAGGATGAAGCGAACTGGTACAAGGTCAATCCTTCGCTGGGATATACGGTAGATATTGAACGCTTGCGCGATGCCTACCGGGAAGCAAAACAGAATCCGGCAGACGAAGTGACCTTCAAGTGGCTGAGGCTGAACATGTGGGTTTCAAGTACGGTTGCATGGATACAGGATGCGATATTCATGAAGGGTAATGAAGAAATCGACCTGTCTTCGCTGGAAGGCAGGGACTGTTATGGCGGTCTGGACTTATCCAGCACGGGTGATATTACAGCACTAGTACTGATGTTTCCTCCGAGGGATGAGGATGAGAAGTACACTCTGCATCCGTTCTTCTGGGTGCCGGAAGAGACAATTCCGCAGAGGGTGAAGGTGGATTCCGCTCCTTATGACATCTGGGAGAGGCAGGGATACCTGTTATCGACTGAGGGTAACGTGATCCACTATGACTTCATTGAGAAGTTCATTAATGATCTGGCGGAGAAATACCACATCGTTGAGATTGCGGTGGACAGATGGAACGCTACGCAGATGATCCAGAACCTGGAGGGTGACGGATTCACGATGGTTCCGTTCGGCCAGGGCTTTGCTTCAATGTCCGAACCGACAAAAGATTTCTATCGTCTGCTCATGGAAGGCCAGATCATTCACGGAGGGCATCCGGGTCTCATGTGGATGGCCGGCAACGTGGTGGTCGATACGGATTCTGCCGGAAACATCAAGGTAACGAAGGCAAAATCAAAAGAGAAGATCGACGGCATTGTGGCTGCAATCATTGCACTTGACCGATGTATACGCAATCAGACGGAGCCGCAAGGGAGTGTTTATGATGAGCGCGGATTACTTGTATTTTGACGAAGGAGGGAATTGCGATGGGAATACTGAGCGGTTTATTTCGGAGCAGGGATAAGCCCACGGACAGGACAGCATGAAGCAGCTACAGCTTCTTTCTGGGAGGTACTGCGAGCGGTAAGTACGTGACGGAACGATCTGCGATGCAGATGACGGCGGTTTATTGCTGCGTGAGGATCCTGTCGGAGGCGGTGGCGAGCCTGCCATTACAATTTTACAGATATACCGATGATGGCGGTAAGGAGAAAGCGGTGGAACATCCGCTTTATTTTTTGCTCCATGATGAGCCGAATCCAGAGATGACTTCATTCATATTCCGGGAGACTCTGATGACACACCTTTTGCTGTGGGGCAATGCTTACAGTCATATCATCCGCAATGGCAAGGGTGAAGTCGTGGCTCTGTATCCGCTGATGTCGGATCGGATGAAAGTGGACCGTGATGAGCACGGACGGCTCTATTACGAATACACGGTCTATGATTCGGACGATGTGGACGGAAGGAAAGGCACCAATAAGGTTGGATGGACGGTAAGGCTTCAGCCTCATGATGTGCTGCACATTCCGGGATTAGGGTTCGATGGTCTGGTTGGCTATAGTCCGATTGCTATGGCCAAGAATGCGATTGGTCTGGCAATCGCTACGGAAGAGTATGGCAGCAAGTTCTTTGCGAACGGTGCGGCTCCTTCCGGTGTGTTGGAGCATCCGGGAACCATCAAGGATCCGAGCAAGGTGAGGGAAAGCTGGCAGGCGACCTTCGGAGGAAGCGGCAATGCCAATAAGATTGCTGTTTTGGAAGAAGGCATGAAATATACGCCTATCAGTATTAGTCCTGAGCAGGCTCAGTTCCTGGAGACAAGGAAGTTCCAGATTGATGAGATCGCAAGGATCTTCCGTTTGCCGCCTCATATGATCGGTGACTTGGAGAAGTCCAGTTTCAACAACATTGAGCAGCAGAGCTTGGAGTTTGTGAAGTATACGCTGGATCCCTGGGTAAGCCGCTGGGAGCAGGCGATGGTGAGAGCCTTGCTGACTCCGGATGAGAAGAAAAAGTATTTCTTCAAGTTCAATGTGGACGGTTTGCTCCATGGTGATTACCAGAGCAGGATGAACGGCTATGCGACAGCCAGACAGAACGGCTGGATGTCCGCCAATGACATCCGTGAGCTGGAGAACCTGGACAGGATACCGGCTGAGCAGGGTGGCGATCTGTACCTGATCAATGGAAATATGACGAAGCTGGAGGATGCCGGGATTTTTGCGGCGGACGGAAAAGGGGAGGATTATATGAATAACAAAAAGGTACCACTTGGTAAGAAAGGTATTGTATCTATATGTATTGACTGGAACGAGTATGAGCATCAAAGGGCAGGAGGTTTGATAGCAGGTGTTTTATCGAAAGACAATACTGCGGTTGATTGTGATGTATCAGCATTTGTGGTAAAGACCCGAGGAGATAAGGTTGAATACTTAGATGGTGCAACATATGATCATCCATCTGTAAAGGATAATGCTATTGTACATCATGGCGATAATATGAATATCGGTGGTGAAGCGGAGCAGATAGATATTCAGATAGATGCTTTGTCAGAAGATGAGAGAATTATTTTAACTCTAGATACACTGAAGAATAAAAAACAATTGAAAATAGGGAAAATATCTATGATATCTGTTATAATTAGCAGAGATAACGAAGAAATCTATAGAGATGACTTTATTGGTGCTGGGGATAGAGCTATTAAGATTGGAAAGATTTATCATGAATCAGACGATTTTTGTTTTGAACCAGACATGGTTGGGTTAAATGGCATTAAGGAAAAGAAAGATATTTTGGCATCTATTTTGAATTAAGGGGTGACATTCCGAAATTTAGTCTCGTAAAGAATGATAAGAGCACTTATTGGGACAATGGTAGTTGTTGCTTCTGTGATAATTCAAAAGGAAGGCTTTATTACTATCAAACTAATTCCGATAGCGAAAGAAGCAATAACCATGATTGCTAGAATTACATTACGGGAGTGTTTTTTGTCCTTTTTGGTGTGATGTTTCTTCCAGGATTAATATATAGGCTGTTTACAAACGATAAAAATTAAGATAGCGAAAGCAATATAGAGACGATAACAACACATATCATTATTAAGTTGGTTACTTTTCTTTTAATAAGGCATTTTGTAAAATCATCCTTTCGAATAGCCTATGCTTTCTATGAATAAAACTGGTTAGCTATAACTAACAGTATTTTATCAAGAGAGTGATTGACAGTAAAGAACCATTTTATGTTTTTGATAAGTTATCGCTGTTTAATGTGTTTTTTATGCTTTCATGTTGCTTGCGTTGATCAATGTATTGTTCAACATTTATCATATTCTGTTGAAGGGATCTCATGTCTTTTTCAGCAGCATTATATGTTTTTTTAAGTGTACTTTTGCGAGCCTGCATAGCTTCATAGTCAGCACGTATCTCTGATGGGTTGAAAGATTGGGGATCAATTCCCATCTTTCGAAGCATACGCTCAACACCATCATATAAGATGAGCTGTGTTTCGTGCATACGGAGGTATCTGTCTGGATCTTTGGACTTCTTGTATTTTTCTTGATACGGTTTATTGTCTCTGTACTGTTCCGCATATAGGAGCAGTTCGGAGACTTTTTTCATTTTATGCTCCAGCTCTACAAGCTCGGTACGGGCAGATTTTGCCTCAGCTGTCTTTTTATCAATTTGCTTCTGAAGCTGAGAAAGATTATCTGCGGTGGCATAGCTGGCTGCGTCAGTCTTGAGGTTTTTGACGGAAGCCCAGTGTTGCAGACCGGGACTGTTTTGAAATTTTTCTCCAGAGGTATCTATGAGCGTTCTGCTTGCACTGGTACGGGTGAGGATATCTTTCTTTGGTATCTTTATTCTTGACTTCTGCTTTGGAGCCTCAGTGTTTTCTTCGGCTTTTGAAGATGATGCATCTTGGGTGGCTTGTTCTTTGTTCTGCCATTTCTGCGGATTTTCAATCCTGTCCTTTATTTCCTCTTTTGTATAACCGGCTCCAAAATTGCGGAAGCTGCCACGCACAGATCGCTCTTGGCCTGGGGCAGTGAACTTTATGTATTTTGAGTGAGTATCACCGATTTTTTCACCGTTAACTGTATAGCCTTTTCTTTGATAAGGAGCAAAAAGTCCTCGTAGGTTTTGCGATTCTAATGCATTCGTCAA